CATATTTATCAAGGTTCACTGTCCCGACGGCATCTCCTTCCGGAATACCAAGGACTACAGACGTACCGAGAGAATAGATACCAGCCACAATAGAGCAACTGATAATAGTCACCCAGTCGATTTCAGTAAGCCTCTGTCCAACAGTGAACATAGTGAGAGCGACCTGCACCATAGTTCTTACGGCGCGGTTCAGTGCAGGAATGAGCCACTCTTTAGTAAAAATATTATTCATTTGGAGTGCTCACCTCGACTACAGAATTGTCCACTGCCTCAGCGATGTCTTCGCCCTTTCTAACCCCACCAAGAGCCTTAATAGCCTGGGAGATGGTCTGGACACCTGCCGTGCTCCCACCCTGTGCTTTGATCTGCTTTTTAAGTCTATCAACAATTGCTGCCATAGTTTTTACCCTCCGTTAAAGCGTAATAGTTAAAGTTTCTGTTGTTGAGTTGTACGAACTGCTTATACCGTTTAGCTTCGATTTATCACTGGAACTCATAAGTCCGTTTGCTGACGTAGTAGCTACAGAATACGTTGTATCTGTAAATTTTGCTCCTGAAGGAACGTCTGCATTTACGGTATGACCGTTTACCATAGCAGAATTCTCTGCATAATGAGCCATGCCTGTTAATACTCTAACACCACTATTTTTATACATATATACTGGATGGTGCATGAGTAACTCGAACTGATATGTGTTATATGCATAGCCCAGTAAAATATACATTAATCCATTATCTGTACTGGGAAGAGCAAAGGCTAAAGGATTAGAATATAGTTTAGCAGACCCGTCCGACTGTGGAGTACAAACGATATATACCGGTTTTCCTGCAGTCATAACTGAGGATGCGCCACTTAATACTCCAGTAAACGAATACCTAGCATCGACCAATATTTGACGATATAACGTAGCGTTTACTACCGTAGTATTTGCGGCAATCGCACCGGAAGAGTTTCTATAATATATCTCTCCGAATGGATTAAAAGATTCTGTAGTATAAGTATGTGTTCCCCCATTTATAACGTTATCCGTAGATGTTATAGGAAGAATATAATGATCATTCTTGCTAAAACTTAATGTATAACGTCCACCGGCAGCATAGGATACCATCGCATTATTTGCCGAATAGTAAACCCTGTTCTGATAATTTGCATCGTTTCTATCTCCGGTAGTAGTTAAGCCGTTTGTAACACCATCTAATTCGTTGTAACTATCATAGTTAGTAGAACCAGTACCAGGTGCGGCCGTATATTTAACAGGGCTATCGAAAAACGTAAAGGTACAATTATTGCATGATAAAATATCAAATGCAAACGTTCTTGAGTTAGCCGCTGTAGTAGCATTCCACGAACCAGCTAATCTGGTACCAATAAGATGACCGTAGCCACTAGTAATACCTGCAGATTTTGCTCTGTATAACACCTGATAATACAGCGGTCTATACGATGTATTTTTTTGAGCATTAAATACCTTATAGCTAATTAAACTGTTACCTGTACCATTTAATGTAACATCGTATGTTGCATGAGAGGCGTCTTGACCAGCACAGACCGCCTCTAACTTATAGTGTATTGTCCACACTACATTAAAATCTGTTGGTAAAATCTTTCCATAAAAGAAAGTAGTGTTTGCCCAGTCATTAGCAGTGCCGATGACGCCCGTGAACGTTTTAGACATCATCGGCTTTATATGATCCGTATAGACTGCTAAATCATATGTCGAGTTATTCGGCAACTTAATTTTGGAAATATCAGCCATCTGATACCTCCTTTACTTAGCTTACTGTAATAGTCGCCTGTGTACCCGTAAATGTCGGCTGAGAAACACTACCAGCTGCAGTAGTTGTACCGTCAAGCTGAACCTTAGTACCTGTGAACGTCGGCTGAGAGACAGATCCAGTAGGTGTACCGGATACAGATACAGAACCTTCAGTACCGGTGAACGTAGCAGTATAAGTACTCGGAACAGGAATGTTACCAGTCACAAGCCTTACGCCAGTACCAGTAAATGTAGGCTGAGACACCGTTCCAGTAGGCGTACCGGATACAGATACAGAACCTTCAGTACCAGTAAAGGACGCGCTAGACGGAACAGAAATATTTCCAGTCACAAGTCTTGCTCCAGTGCCAGTGAAAGCAGGAGCGCTTGCAGAATATGTGGCATCGCCAGTCTTAACTGTAACGTTTGCAGTTGTAATAGATGCGCCGGTAGTATAACCTAACTGATAGAGGCTGAGAGTTTCTCCAGACACATTATAATAAGTAAGATTATTAGCAGGAGCAGTAGCCCCGGGTGCAGCAGCAACAACAGTCTTTGCTACAGTTACAGACGTAGGATTCTTAACCGTTGTAGTACTGCCAGCAGTTGCGACAGAAATAGTCGGTGCAGCAACAGTTCCTTCAGGCGTATAAGTAGCAGTACCAGATGCCGCCTTAGAAACAGTAGCAGTCTGGTTTGAATTAGTAAGAGCTATAGTTCCAGATGGGGTAAAAGAACCTGTGGAGGTTGTTGCAGTACCTGTGAAGGAAGGCTGTGACACCGTACCACCAGGTGTATAAGTCGCCGTGCCACTAGTAGAGCTTACAGTAGCGGTCTTATTAGTAGTGGCATTGGTCGATACTGTCACACTTCCTTCAGGAGTAAATGCACCAGTAGAAGTTGTTGCTGAACCAGTGAACGTCGGCTTTGAGACAGTACCCTTTGGCTGATAGTTACCATTAGTATTGTCAGCAGCAGTGATCGTTACTGTACTAGAAGAGCCCGTAAAAGTCGGCTTTGAGACAGTACCAGCAGGTTTGTAAGAACCAGATGCACTATCTTTAAACGCAAGTGCCTTAAGAGAACCAGTAGAACCAAACTCATGCCATTTTTCATCAGAATCTGCCCATACAAACTCTAAATTTCCGTACATTACAATATCGCCAGACTTTGCAGTAACATCGACGTTATTGATTTTGATCGGATTCGTAGTCGCTCCGTCAGTAAGTTCTGTAGTGGTAACACCAATATAATGCATCCCACCCGTTACGCTAGATTGTAACGCTTCAATATCTTCTCTTGCCTGAGCGTCTTTTAAGTTATAAGTAGTACCGGAAGGCAGAGTAATTTTACTTAAATCAGCCATTTAAATATCCTCACTTCAAAAATTTAAGTTCTTCGTTAGCCTGTATAACTGATACAGACACTTTATCGTTCCAGTTCATTCTGTCGCCCGTACCAACGTGAATAAGCGCATTTTGAATGTGCTCAGTAAACTTTTCATGGTCACTTTCAACGACTGAATACGGCATGTCAATTAAGTAACTTGACCCATCGCCAATCTTTATCCCAGCATAGACAACTCTCTTCCCATTAATATAGGTAACTTCTGCATCCTTATAAATATAAAGATGTCCTCGATCCGCAATGAGAAACTGCTGTCTATCCCAGTTAGCTTTGGTATCGTAGTGAATCTTTGAATAGTCAATCGCATTTGGATTGATTCCGCCTGAAATACTGCTAAGTAGTACACCTAAAGACCCTGAAATACTTCCATCATTATTAATATCGCCGGAGATGTTCTGTTCATTATGAAGCATTAATGAACCTCCTCCGTGATATAGAATCTTTCAGGACCGATAAAGGTATCCACTGTACCGTCATTTTTCGTAAGTTCGACGTCGTACCAGTATTTACCAAAGTCGAGCGGTTTGGTGTCTTCAGGAATCAGGTTAAGCTGCAACGTATCATTAGGAATATTCCGGATAACTAATGGTTCGGGATCGTCAAGATCTTTCTTAAGAGCAAATCTGATACTGTCTCCTTCAACAGGAACATAGGGTTCGCCATCCTGAATAATATTTACTGTAACCCTTAATGTATCCCCTCTCGTAAGGTGGATTTTATTGCCCTGAATTTTAACTGCCATTAACCCACCTCCTTACACAACATCGTATTTCTCAAGATCCGGTCTGTACGTATCCCACATAGGCTCATACTGACCTTTTTCATTCACCCAGTAGTAGATTGTCTCTCCGGGTCCTTTAGGGCCTTTTGACTTAACGTATGCATTCTTAGCCATAAGTCCGGTCTCGGTGAAATAGTAGTCGTCATCATCTATTCTGGCCCACTGATTACTAAGCATTCCACCGTCTTCTGCTAAGTAATACCAGTCAGATTTATTCTGTTTGAACCAGCCTTTAATCATCTTTCCGGACTCGTCAAAGACATACCATCTTCCGTCGATATAGCTCCAGCGTCCCTTTACCGGATCGCCTTCTAAATAGTAATACCAATCTCCGGAATCGGTCTGTCTCCAGCCGTTCCAATGAGTATCTTTCTTTGCTCTTTCTACACATGCCTGATACACAGCCCAAGATACAGTCTGACCACACCACTGAGCAGAATATCTTTTGTTTCCTGCGTACCAGTAACCCATCATGGTAATATTGTTTTTACCTGGATTCTCATGCTTCGTGTAGATTGCAGAAAGGGGGTCCCAAGAGTGCTTCTCTTCGTAGCCTTCCCATTCCTTCATAATTTTAAGTACGTCCTCGCCGGTGCAGGTGTCTTCAGAATATAAAGGCCTTCCGAACCCATCGATTCTGTTACCATTGCCAACACCCTTTACTCGGTAATACCACTTCTCTTTCCACATTCCGCCGTTCCTATCGAACTCAGCATCGGATGTATTACCTTCAGATGTGCAAAGGTCAAAGCTCCCGTCTTCAGGATGCCAGATAACATCCTTCACAAATCCGGTATGCGAGATACGTCCTAAATTTTTCGTGTAAAAGTAGACGATATCGTATTTAAGAGGCTGTTCAAAATATCGTCCAACTTTTACAAAATAAGACTTGCCAGTGGGTGTGTACTGAGAATAGTCCCCGCACAGCACCCTCTGGCCAGCCTGATAAGCGTTCATTTAAGCTTTAAGCTTATTAATGCATTCCTGAATGATGCCTCTATCAGCCTCACTAGCTGCATCATTCTTCATGGCGTAGAGATCGTCTACCATGTACTTCTTACCGTCGGTATTGGAATATCTACCCATAGAGTCCCTTCTATAGGAACTTCCGTTGTTGTAGGCGTGAATATCATAGTATCTGTCGTGGTTCGGTCCCCACATAGAGTAACCATTTCTGGAATATCCACGCTCAGAGTATCCGCTCGTCTCCATCTGTTCGGCCTCCTTAGCCTTGCAGATATGCTCTACAGTTTCATAAGCTTCGTAAAGACTATGAAGCTCCTGAGGACTAAGAGATCCCTTATCTACGAGCTTATCAACTTCCTTCATAACAAGGTCTTTTGCCTTGTCGTGTGTTCTGGTGTAATCCATCTGTCACACCTCCATCAACCTGCAGTAGTCGTAGTAGGAGTTGTCTGATTTGCTCTAATAAAAGCTTCAAGCTGCGCAGTCTGAGCAACCTGAGAAGTGTTGAATGCAGCAACATTAAGCTGGTTTTCGAGTTCCCTGATGCGAAGGTCCTTAGCTTCCAGTCTATCCTGGCAAAGCTCATTATGAATTCCCTGGAACCCAGCGTTAACAACATTGGTAAGGTTATTAAGTGCATCGTTCACAGCGGCACGATCAGCGCAAGCCTCGGTAGCAACAGTGTACTTAAGGTCTGCAACAGCCGCTCTATTCTCACAGCAACAATTCTGCTGAGCCATCTGCATAGCATTAAGCTGCTGCATAAGGCCCATCTGCCTGCCGTTATTAGCGATTTCAGCACCATAGAATCCGTTATTCACAGCGTTCGTGATACCATAAGTTCCGTTATTCACAGCCTGCGTAACACCGTTAAAGCCATTACACTGACCCTGAGCAAGAGAACTAAGAGCACCATTGATACCGTTAATGCCACTAATGACAGCCTGCTGATCGAAACCTCTCTGAATGGACGAATCCATGTTATTGACTACGTACGGCATACTTCCTCCTGCGTTATTATTCCATCCGCCATATCCTCCTCCAAACATGATCACGAAGAAAAACAGAATGAGAAGAGTACCGATATCGTTGCCTCCGAAAAGGCCGTTGCCAAACATGCCACCACCATTGCCAACTACTGCTGCGACATCAGCTGCACTAAGTCCATTACCATTGTCCGTAAGTGCCATTAATTTAAAACCTCCGTCTATTAAAGAAAGATTGAAATTGCTGCGCGAGCTGAGAACATTGGTTATATTGCTGCTGACTCATCTGACCAGAATTAAGCATTTCCTGAAGACGCTGTTCCGGATTCCCTTTGAAATTGTTTGCGAACTGCTGGAAATTCTGCATCAACTGCATCATGTTTCCAAAAGGATTGTTCGGCATTTGCTGAGGTGCATTCTGGTTATAAAAAGGATTTCCCATGGGTTAAACCTCCTTCTTAGCAGGAGCCGACAAATAGTCATCGACTGCTTTAGCAACTAACGCATTTATCTCATCTCGCTTAACAAACGGCGTTGTATCGATACTCGGTACTTCGTTCGGGCCCTGAACTGGTGCCTTTCTCTCCACAAGGTCGAAAGTTCTCATTGGAAAATATCTACCATCCTGATCTGTTGCCTTAAGGTACATAACAGGCTCATTCGAATCCATTAAATACACCCTCTCGTTTTTTCCAAGAAGCCAATTATCGGCAGCCGTTCTATTCTGAACATAGTAGAATACGACCTGACTAGAGGTATTTTGATTTGCGTCTGACTGACATGCCTGAGAGGGCACGACGAAGTTCGACCTATTGTTTACCTGATTCGGATAATAGTTCGGTAATACACCAGGATAGTTATCGTATGGATACATTGTGGTTTTCTCCTTTCATTAGTAAGGTTCATACTTAAAGTAAAAGACGGGACACTCGTTACCCGAATCCCAGGCATCGTAGTAGTCACCGTCTTTAACTGCCACAGCGTGATCTCCCGTACATAAAACAAAAGTCCCTACTTTGTAATCACGGCAGAAATCTCTAACCGTGTAAAAAGTAGGGACAATATCTAGTACAGTGTATTTTCTGAAACCGAATTTCTTTAGGTATGCAGGCCATACCGCATTATGATTTCCCCATTCACACATCTCATAACCTTGGTCACAAAGCCCCCAATAGACTTCATCCCAAGATTTATTTAGTGCCATACAGAGAGCTCTTATAACACAATCGCCCGCTACCCTATGACAAGGATTTGGATCAAAGAAAACGAAACAAGGGAGGATACCTCGCTTTCTTTTTAATGATTAAATTGGTGCATTATTAACTAACCATTTTGCCATCAATTTCGAGATATGTTCTATAGCATATCCGCTTGCATCGGAACTAGGATGTATGTGATCCCGAACAAATCTATCGTGAATTGAAATATTTTGTAAATTACCACCACTTTCAACCCAAAGGCCGGTACTATTATTCCAATAACCCGTGGTTTTAATTGTGTGGTTCACATTCCATCCAATAACTTCCCACTGTTTATAAATCGGAAATTCCCATGATTCTGCGACTTTCATCTGCAACGGTGGCACATCGGAACATCTATTATCATATTCACCAATCATGAGTATTTTTGCAGTATTATCACTTTCAAGAATATAGGTGAAAATGAAGTTGCAAGCGCCTTGCCATGTGTATAGATTATTCTTTCCATACAACGTTTCCATTTGATCGTCAGTCTTAGTTTGACCATCTACAACGTTATTGTTATACTGGTTATCATTATGACCATGATCAAAAATCCAAGCATCAATATCTCCAGCATCAAGATGACTCTTTATTTTAATCTCATAACTGCAGGATTTATAAAAGTCAATGTCATTTGTACTTAATGACGACGGCCTGTTTGTTGTAAAAACATACTCGTTATTGGCGTTCTTAATATTATAGTTTTCGCACAACCACGTCATTTCTTCCACTGTATTTGTAAGGCAACGAGCACATTTTTCCCAGTTGTCTACAAAACCATATGGGTTATACGTTGCATCTATTCTCTGAATTGTTTTGCAGTGAATACTAGATTCGCCCACGGCTTCATTTACAACCGTGGCTCCTAGTTTAGCTCCTATAATCATGGGATATGACTTGTAATTATTCAAGCCGTACTTTCCAG